ATACCGAGTCAGAAAGCCCCCCAAGCATGTATTCAATATGCTACTGAGTGATTGCCCAGCAACATAAGGTTCGAAGAACCACCGTTGCAAGTGATCCTCCGTACATACTTGAGTAGATCGCTTGGGGCTCCTCGTTAGAGGGAGAATCCCAAACGGATCTTTCTCTGACCCGCGAGACTACCTATCAAAGGCAAATGGTACTAAAAGGGATTGGTATTCCCATTAGTAACCGCACCTTAGTCGGTTTGGAGTATACTTAGAGACAGCCGCATAGGCAGCAGGCGAATCCAATAGTTACGTGGTAAGCGCAACCATAAGAACGCTCACTGCCACCGCAACTTCATTGGAGAAGTACCTCACCTATGTGCTTAGCTCTGAGAGCCCGTAGCCAGCAGGCATCACATAAATCGTTGGGCCACTTGGTATAGTGACCGGACGAATTACCTGATGTACTCTGCGAGGTTCCGGAGACTCCACAAGAGGTGGAGACACCTCAACCAACTTAGGACTCCAAGTCCCTAGAACATACTCTCGACTTACGTCAAGATATGCTTTAAGGAGCATGGAATCGGTCATTGATAGAGAGTGGCTCGCCCTCATTGTGAAGACCCCTTTACTCACAAAGTACTTCGATAACCCTACTTTTAGGTAGGAGTCATCTGGTACTTGCTGGTTTTCATCCCAGCCTCGGATCGCTTGAAATTGGCTTGACCTCGCTGTTGTAATAGCGAGGGCCTTCCCAAATTCTTTGTTAAGAATATGGGCAGACGCCAAGATCATTTGATTCAAGACCGTGACTAACGGGTGATTCCCTCTCAGGGCGGCACGGTAGGATTGGACATCCAAGTCTGGGAACTTTCTAAGGAAGCTACCAGTCAGTTTAGCACTAACTGAGTATGCGTCCTTTTGAAAGCGCCCAAAATCTCGTTCGACTAGCCGTTTTGCGGCCTCAATATGGAGGTGTCTTCCGACATCTTCAATTGAGCCAGGGGCTGAAATCAGCTCTGGTCGCTGCAAAATAGGGATACCGAAGAATTGCTCTACTCTCTCAACGAGAGCGGTGTAGTTCCCCGTATCCTTGGCTTTCGCCAACTGGTCGAACACCATATATAGCTTAACGACACGCACTGCTTGCGCAGGTTTGCCGAAAAGTTTATATATGGCTGAGATTAGTTCCGGGTGCCGGTCTATCTCTAGGTCCCACCCATGGTGTCGTTGCGTTACTAGATAGTTATGTAGAAGGGAATATCTCTTCCATACACTAAATAGGCCGGCAATACTAAACCCTGTTACTTCAGTCCCTTTATGGAACCATCTCTTGGCAAATTCAAATGTGTCATCTGACACATGAGTCTTTGCTTCAGAAATGGGCATATCGAGGCTTAATAATAGAGTCCGGTATTGCTGCGCAACAGCTGCATCGGCAATAACAATATCATCTCCTAGCAAGGCGTACGACGTGAAGTGCGGGAAACCCGCTCTTAATGCCGCCACCCTAACTATGAGGTGATGAGTTAAAGCCATTGCACACCATGATGAATATGCTCCCATCGGTTGCCCTGCTGCATATCTTACAGAAGGGTTTCCTTTGGAGTTATATTCATAGCCCACTAAGATGTGCGCCCAAGCAACAGCCTTTTCTTGTCCAAACAATCTTTCGATTACCCGTTGTTGAAGAACAATGGGCATCCGATCGGTTGCATTAGACAGGTCAAGACTGTGGAATGGACGGAGAGGGAGAAGACGAGAGTGAAAGCTATCCTGATTAAAGGTGCAGTCACACGGAATCCCACGTAAGATGCTATTCATAGCATCATGCAAAGGACGAAGTGCAGTCTGTGACCAATAGTCAAGAATCGCAATTACCCTTGTTTTCCCCTCTTTATCACTAAAGTAGGCGAGTTTCCTAAAAGAAGACGTCTTAGGCGGAAAGATAGTCGCCCATATACTTGCCAAGCTTAGATCGCCGAAACGGCCAACCATCAAAGCATCTATGACTTTGCCCAGCTTGTCTCCCCCCACTACTCGTATATTATCAAGTAGTGTCTGTGGGAGCAAGGTAAGCTCTGTCACAGACGTTAAGATGGCTTGTCCCAACGGTCCTGAC